TACCCATCGCGTAGACCCAGCAGTTGTGGATCATCAGGAAGGCACCACGGCCGATCTGAATTTCATCCCCGGCCATCGCAATGACCGAGGCGGCGCTGGCGGCAATACCGAGCACCTTCACCGTCACACGGCCTTCGTATTCACGCAGAAGATTGTAGATGGCCAGGCCTTCGAACATGTCACCGCCAGGGGAGTTGATATTGACCGTGACGTCGGTGCCATTCATCGCCCGTAGTGCACCGGCGATACGTTTGGCTGTTACGCCTTCACCCCAGTAGTCCTGCCCGATCACATCAAAAACAGAAATACTGTTGTCGTCAGTGGCCGCAGCTTTGATCCCGCCGTCCCAGCGGTCCAGTGCGGACGGTAATGTTTCACAGGTAACGCGCGCGCAGGGTCGACCCGCCGGTGCTACCGGAAGTTGTTTTTTGCTCATCAGGAAAGTGCTCCTAAGCGGCCTGTTTCAGCGGAGATTGTTCAAAGGAAATATCGGGGAATACGTGGTTATGCAGTTCTCTCAGGGCCAGAGCCTGAACAGCAGGATTGCTGCTTTCGAGATTTTTCAGTTGCGTCAGGTTGAGCTGAACGGTGTAAATGTCACCCCCTTCAATCGGTGGCATATTCTCAAGACGGCGCACGTCATTGCGGGACATCCACCCATTCTGGAGCGCGCTGGTATAGTACGCAGCACGGCCCGCGCTGTCGGCGCGCAGCAGCCCTTCAACAGAGAACTCCGCGAACACCTCATCATCGCTGTCCAGCAGGCACCGCCCTATTTCCTGTTCTATGTTCACTAACAGGGGTCGCAGGGTATGTGTCAGGAACTGGAGGTTCATGCCCTCCAGACTGGATGCCCAGCTGCTTTGCTTCGTGGTGTGACCGACCATGAAAGGCGGAACGCGAAACCAGCGACAGATTTCCTCAATACTGAAAGAGCGGCTTTCCAGCATCTGTGCGTCTTCGGGATTCATGGTGACGCCCTGGTACTTCAATCCGCCTTCAAGCACCATGATTTTCCCGGCGTTTTTTGAACCCGTAAATGCAGCCATGTATCTGCGAAGTCTTTCACGTTGTTCGTCAGATAGCGCATTCTCAGCGGAGAGAAAACCTGAACTCTGAAGCCCCTGTTCAAATATCTTCGCAGCAGACTCCTCAACCGCCATTGCAGAACCGATCACATCCCGGCCTGTTTTCATCGGCATCATGCCGCAAACACCGTCAAGACCGAACCCGCGAATGTGCATGATGTTTTTGACGGGAATGACGCGCTCGTTACCGTTTTCAGTGTATTTGTATTCCAGCGCCCCGGTCGGGAGACGTTTAACCACCATGTTCTGCGGCAGCAAAGGCACCAGCGAAACCAGGCGATTTGCGATGAATTTCTTCTCAATGAAGGCGTTCCCGCGCAGGCAAATACTGGCGACAACCATCAACATAAAGCGTGATGGTGTCATTTCTGAATTGGGTCGGCGGCACAGTATCGAGTAGGCCGGATGATCGGTTGCCGCTTTACGCGAACCGTCAGGCTGTCGAACGTATATTTTCAGCGGAAGTGTTGAAATAGACTCGCTTAACAGCCTTACGCATTCCCACACAGCCGATAGCTGTATGGCTTTATCGGCCGTTACCACCTTTCCGCTGCTGCTGGTACCAAACCATTCCTCCCAGAACGTGCCGGTAGTCAGGCTGATAGGCACACCAAGCCAGTTAAGCAGAGCACTTTTAACCCTGCCTGGCCGTTTGTTTTTTTTCATCAGAAACCTACCATGATGGGATTATTGAAGAATCCGGAGAGATCCTGCTGGTCGTTGCCACCGTTAACCAGAACGCGGCTCATTGCTGTGAACAAGGCCGCAGGGCCATCAATCTTGGCCTCAGGTGTGGACTTATTTGGGAATATGTTCTCGTTCCGGTCCGGTTTGACGGTTACGTTGGACATCATCCAGTTCATCACCGGGTGATCGCTGTGATGGAAGCGGCCACCGTATACCAGCGCTTCGACCTCTTTCATCGCCTCAGAGAAATTGCGAACCGTCTGCGGTACTTCCACCAGCGGCAATCCTTCTTCTGCCAGCGCAAGGCTGAACTGCGTCGCACTCCACGGATCGAAGCCAATTTCTTTCAGGCTCTCACCAGCAACCCACAGCTGTAGCTCTTCCTTAATCTGAGCATGGTCGATTACATCCCCGTCGGTAAGGATCAGCTTGTCCATCCCGGCCCACTTACGATAGAGCTCTGCCATCTGGCGTGAACATTTCTCAAGGCGTCCTTCCGGTAGCCAGAATTTGAAATCCGCATGAACGTGGCCATCTGGCGCGCGCCAGACTTTCGCGGCCGCACAGATATCAATTTTGTTTGACAGGTCAACGCCCACCCAGGAGGGATAGGTTTTAAGTTCGTGCTGCGGGGCAATAAACTCGCATCTCTCCCATTTCATCATGTCCATCCAGGCTGACTCAGCGGTAACCCAGATATTCATGTGCTTGGTGAAAAAGTTAATTCTGGCCGAAACCTGCTCTTTCGCCTTTTTAGCCAGGCGGCGCAGGTCATCCCAGCGCTTACAGATACCCAGCCCCGGATTCGCCTTCTGCCAGACTTTTTCATCAAAGGGATCGTCACCTTCATCTAAGGTGTAGATGATGGCAAAAAACGTATCGTCTTTTACCAGCCCACGCAGCACCTTGATGGCGTAATCACGCAATTCGTAGCAGATGCCTTCTTTGTTGAAACCGGCGGTGGTGATACCGAAAAGCAGCGATTGCAGACGCGCACCGGTTGCCGTCTCCAGAACGTCCCAGACGTCACGGGTTTTGTGAGCATGCAGCTCGTCGACGATGGCACAGTGGATGTTCAGGCCGTCGAGGTTGTTCGCATCTGATGATAAAGGCTCGAATTTGGAGGCCGTTTGCTCCTGGTAGATAGCGAGCTTGTTGAATTCGAAGATCCGCCCAAGAGTGGCTTTCGCCTTCTTGACCATATTCTTCGCGTCTTCAAAAACAATTCGTGCCTGGTCACGGGTGGTTGCAGCGGAATAAACCTCCGCACCGCCCTCGCCGTCGGCACCAGCCATATAAAGCCCCACGCCGGAGCAAAGCGTTGATTTGGCATTTTTACGGGCCACCTCAACATCTGCTGTACGGAAGCGCCGAACCATTACTGGACGACCGCTGCCGTCGTTACGCAAAACGGTTTCTCCCGTTTCTTCGTTAACCAGTGGGATCACGAAACCAAAAATATTAATCAGGATGAAAACGTGCCAGTCCATCAGCTCAATAGGCTGCCCTGCCAGTGCGCCTTTTACGTGAGGTACAAAATTATAGAAATTCAGAATGTGCTGCGCGCGCGGTTCACTGAAGAAAATACCGCGCTCTTCGCCGTGTGCCAGATCGTCAAGAAAACGCTGACAGGCAAGGCGCACATACTCACAGGCAATAATTTCCCCCACCACTACCCTCTCGGCGTAGCGGATGCCTTCTGCAACCTTAGCCATTAATCCCTCGCTTTCATAAACTCGGCCAGCGGGTCAACCGCTTCAGGACCTTTTGCATTTACTTTCGATCGGCTGGCTGGAGTCATGCCGAACTCACCAAGCATGGCACGCAGACGTTTCCAGGCATCAGCTTTCATGATGGCGGCGGGGTGAGCCTTGATCAGCACATCCCCGCTCTGCGTTTCGGTCCGGTAGGTGTAGCCCTCAACTTCAAGCGTGTCGCAGTGATGCCGGTATTCGGTATAGGCCTCAACCAGCAGCTCAAGGGCTCTGGCGTCCAGCTGAGACATCACACCGATAGCATCAAGCTCGTCGGCCATCCGTTTAAACCAGTATTTCCCCTGCTTGTCGAAATGCTTCGGCGTTGGGGGTACCCCTGAAGGGGGTTTTGGTTCGTTCTCATTGATCGGGCGTTTAGATGGGTTACCCCTCACCAAACGTAGATGGGTCGGGGTTTTCGGTGGTCCAGACATAATCGAAAACTCCTATTAATCATCGGATGGGGACCCCAAAAAAAAGGTTTCTAACCTGCGGCGGTGTGAAAAAAGGCTAGGCGGCGGTCCTTTGGGCCTTTGCCATCAGGGATTTGACCCGCCCCCCCTGTTGCAATTCAAATGAGAATTCATATCACTTAAAGCGTTCACGCCCGGTTTTCGTTCTGTGACAGGGCCAGCACAGGCTTTCAAGATTCGAATCATCATCGGTACCCCCATGAGCCTTAGCCTTGATATGGTCCACGGTCTTAGCTGCTACCGCACGACCGTTGCGCAGACAGTTCTGACACAAGTGATTATCACGCTTAAGGATGCGGGCACGCTTAATATCCCACTGGCTACCATAGCCGCGCTCATGCCTGCTCTTGCCCTGCTGATGCTGCTGCCAGCCTTCATTACGATGCTTCTCGCAGTAGCCTGAGCGGTCGGTTGTTGTGCCTGCGCATCCACGCTTACGGCATGCTCGGGGAATTAGTGCGGGCATGATTAAGTCCTTATGAGATTTGCATTATCACAGGCACTCAGTGAATGCCTGCTGTAATGCCTAGCTCGACTGTTCAGCGCTCGTATCGAAGAGGGGCAGCGCTTCAGTTGCTTCCTGCACAGCTTTCATCGTCTTTGCAACCACTTCAGTCTCTGATGTGACGCGGCTGTATTGCTGGATAAATAGCTGATACTTGAGCGGACTATCCTGAACAAACTCTACAGCGACTTTTGCGGCGGCAGTGTCATAGTTCAGGGTGGATAGCAGGTTCAGGCGAATCTGCTGAGCGTCGGTGATTTCGGTCATGTCTTACCTCTAAGCGATGTGGGGAGCATTGTCGAAGCCGCGTGAAGGCGGCACTGATCGAATATCAGGATGTTGCAAAAAGTAACGCTCGCTTATCTTTGAGTTTCCACACACAAAGCAAGGAGTGTTTTATGTCCGTTGATAATCAGAAACTTTTACAGAAAATCGTCGAGGAGCTGGAGTCACTCAAAGGTGAAACCGAAGTCTTATCTATTGCTGTATCCTGCCTCTTCAGCGAGATGCCAACAGATAGCGCCAGTAAGGCGAGGGCTAAATTCACAAAGACTGTTAATGAACTAAACACCCTTAAACCAGCGGCAGCAGCTAGTCGGAGGAGGTCGCGTCGCGACGTATATTCAAAAGCTCTGTCAATGATGACCAAGCCTGAGTAATTTCGGCATCAAGGTTGCTAAGGAATACGCTTCTGGCATCCTGCGTGTTCCTTTCCTCTTCCGGCTTTAATGCTGCCGGCACTGCAACAGAGATGTTGATCGGCAGGTTAAGGCTTCTCAGTTCATCCTTGAGCAGGCGCACCTTTTCGATGACTAAATCAATGGCGCTGTCATCAATTTCAATTATGAGTTTTCTTTCTTTCATGGATACTCCGTTGCGGGCAGTTCGCCAGCACTGATTTGTTATGCGCCAGAATGTCGCGCTTGGTCTGACGGTCGAGAACATCGATATCGTGGTCTGTCAGGTAAAGAATTCTTACCCAGCTGCAGGAATCGTGGACATAGATATATTTATCTTCTTTGTTGCTGCATGCCGACACCAGCGAGACCACCGATATGATTAAAGTGGGTAGCAATAATTTATTCATACAGGTTTCTGCCATGGCTTTGTTAAAAGAGCCCGCTCAATGCTCCAGCCTTGATTCAGGCGACGCCTGAGAGTTTGGACTTTAATACCATATATTTCTGAAGCCTGAGTAATACATACTCTTCCCGAGGGTGTATCAATTAAATGATTATTTCTTTTGTTTCGAGACTGAGTTTTCGGTGTTGCCCATCTGCAATTTTCTGGAGAGTACCCTTTATTAACGTTAATGCGGTCTAAAGTGTGTCCGGGAGGTCGCTCCCCCATGTCAGATAAAAATATTTCAAATTTCTTCCATCGTTCACAAACAGCAATACCTCGGCCACCATATTTATCATAATAAGGGTCTTTTACATTACTACAGCGGCTGTGCATTGAAGACCAACTCATATACGCTGGGGATGTTTTCTTCACCCTCCGGTTTCCGTGCGTCACCCCAATCATGCACCCGCAAGATTTAGACCTTCCAGACCTTAACGCATTTGACCGGATGACTTTTTCAGTGCCGCATTCACATTTACAGAGCCACATTGATCCGCCGCTTTTGTCCTGCCGAGCGAAAGAAACCACAGTCAACCGCCCGTATTGATTGCCAGTTAAATCGACTATTTTTCCCATAATTTACTTCTTAAGTTTTGCGGGTAAACTTTTCGCGCAGCTCCCGATCAACATCGTCATCACGCATATGGCTAACAGTCTGCTGAACATTGCTGGCCTCTCTGGTGGCTTCCTCTTTCCGTTCCGCCGCTGCGACGCTGGCGGCCGCGTTCTCTTCGGTTCGCTGCTGATCGGCTTTGGCTTCTGCCTTGCTGGTCCCGCGGGCATGGCCTAACCCAAATGCGCCAGCGACAATGGCCAGCAACGCAGTTGCCAGACCAATAATCATTTCAATGCCCATAGTGACCTCATACCAGTACAGATTTAGCCAGGTTAAACAGCGCTCGGCGTTTATCCAGACCGTTGCGGCCACCGTTAATAAGCAG